GTTCTTGCTGTTGTAAGTGTTGCGGCAGAACCAGTAGTGTTTTGATTAAGTGTCGCCACTCTTGCTGCAGCTACCGTACCAGATGATATATTAGAACCATTAAGTGTTGTCAGTCCAGAGCCGTTACCACTAATTGTACCACCAACTGTAATATTGCCCGTTGTGGTTAATGCAACTATATTAGTTAAACACTCTAACACGTTAGTTCCATCACAGAAAACAAATGATGTAGCTCCGTTTGGTATGGCGATACCTGAACCACTGGCTGTCTTTACTGTAATTATTTGCCCTGCGGCATTTTTAACGATGTATATTTTTGATAGTGCGGGACATATAACTGTACCAGCCGCATTTAATTGTGTACCTGAATCCGTAAGTGATAACATGGCGCAACGAGCTTCCGCTGTAGTACCATTAGCTGTTGTTAGTGTATGTGAGTTTGATGACCATGTATTAACAACTACACGCCCTGCGACAGCTTGTTCTATCATAGAAGTGATGTTATCGTTTACAACATCTCCCCATGCGCCGTCTAGTTCTCCTTCGACAGGTAAAGCAAGTTTTAATATTGGTGTATATTGCGTTGTCATTTTGTTAACCTCATGTGCTTATATTAATCCAACTTGGAGTTTGTGAATCATCAACAGGGCCCCAATGAGGCACTTGACCATCATCAATTAGTTTCCACGCGTTTGCTCTGACTATCCCTAACGACGTAGTTGCTCCTATACCTACTACGCTGATAGGCATATCTATAATAACAGATATAGTATTTAAATGAGTTTGTCCAGAAACATTAGTTACCGGTACGTTAGCTATTCCACTAACTGTAACACTACCTAAACCACCTGTGGCAGCTATTCCATCAACAGAAACCGTGGTTAGATCTGTTCCCCACGAACCGTCGTCCCAAGCTGGTTCACCCCACCCATCATATGTTACTGAAGAGGGCATATAAAACCTACGCTATTCTAATAATGGCGTTACTAGCGTCAGGGGCTGGGAATATAATTTTAAAGTCCCCCGCAGTAGAAGATTTATCTGCACCAAAATCAAGCACCGCTACTGCAGCGTTACTGTTAGCAGTGGTATAAATTAATGCTCCACGAGCTGTTATAGTGGAAGTTGACCATGTACTATCGGCAAAATCTATAAACGCTGTAGTGCCTGAAGTAGTAGCGGCAACAAGTGTTAGTGTGTTACCACCTGCCGTATAGTTTGTACCACTAACTTCATTAGTAGTTGCGTACGCTGTTGTAGTTGCGTTTAAAGTTGCACTATTTGTATATAATGCGATCTTATATGTTTGTCCTGTGTTACCACTAAAATCCATCTCTCCATCAAGAAGAGCTTTCTTAAACGACGTACACATTGCTTGACTTATTGCCATTACGGCCTCCTAACTTACTGGTTGTCTAAATTGCCCTGAACGATACGTATCTTCACGTAGTTTTCCGTCGCCAAGATTTTTTAGTAGTGTAATAGATTGCAAATACATCTTCTCGTACATCTGTACGATATCGGGTTCGCCTTTTAAGAAACGGATTGCTTGTACTAACGCTCCGTTTAATAAAGCGGAATCAAATTCAGTTCCAAGCCATGTCGTTCCCGCAGTTACAATAGATGCTGGATAGTATCCATAATGTAATTCTGTTACATAATTCCCATTAGGGTTTGGCCCTATAAGAAACGCATTGTCGTTAAAATAAGCGTAATGTTGGGGAAACCCTTCTGTCGCACTTTTAGGGTACGCCTCACGAATAAAGTTAACATCTTTATTTAGTAAGTAATGATAATCTCCATCCGCATCTACAACCGCTAAAGAAAAAGAATACAAAAAATCATCAGGAGTTCCGAGGTAGATGTTACTTTTGGTAAGTGATCCCGTAACATTTTTTCTTAGTGCGGGTATCTGCACAGTATTAAATATAAACTGTTCCGCTTGTTCAGTAAACATAGCAAGCTGGTCATCAGTGAAAGTTGTTGCACAGACGTCCTGTATGTTTACTTTGAGCTCAGTATAGTTCATAGTTTACCCCATTGGCCCACGAGCCATAAGTCCTTTAATAGCTGCCCCAGTACCACGAACTTTAATGCCTGTGGTTTTAACACCTTCCATATTTGGTTTAGGTGCTTCTTTACAAGGGTGTACGCCCTTATCTTTTATAACTTTAATATCCATTTTATCACTCCTATGTAATAGTTATCGTAACTTGCCCTATAGATCCAGTACTAATTAACTTATTAGGTGTTAACTCATATGGATCAACTCCTCCACCAACAGGATTCCATCCCCATTGTATATCTCTACTGCTATGTATTCCTACAACACCAATACTGGTATCAATTCGTGGGTCGCGAATAGCTTGTGGATCATCAACTGGAAATTCACCTAACATTAATTGCGGTTGACTTGGATTCCAACACTCAGGACAAGCCTTTATATTCGCTATTTTACCCTTAACAACTAAATCACGTAATTCACGTAACTTATACTCAAACCCACATACGTCACAAAGTGCGAGCGCTTTATGTGCAGATGCGAATCTATTACTCATCTTTACACCCTACCTACTCTAGGTACGAACCGCGCGGAAGTTTTCTCTCTGTCTTCTCCGGCAGCGAGTTCAAATTGCTCTTCGTAAGCTTGTTTAAGCATCGGGATGCGATCAACAAACTCTGGAATTTTCATGGCGATGTAATACGCTAATCCTGCAACAAGCACAGGAAAGAATCGGAAGTTCATGTCAGAAGTTTCTATACCTTTCCCCGCATCCTCAATACGGCGCATACGCCAATAATAGAGAACGTAAGTATCATTATTAGGTACAGGCCAAACATTAACTTGAGGGGCATCTCTTAGACGTTCTATATAAATTTGTATTGGTCTACCACGTGATAACTTGTTTGGTATAGCTGCGTAGGTGCTAACACTTATACGACTCGCAGTAAGATCAGACTGTGTAGCTTGATTACCTGAACCCGTACGAATTTGATGTTCTAAAAGATCTATTGTGTCTGCAGGGAGTGGATATCTAGAGACGCCTTCAGTTAAGGTAATAGTGCCATCCTCAATCGTCCACATGTTTATACCACGGTTCTGCCACTCAATAGTCATCAAGTTCATAGAACGCCTAGCAGTACGAAGGTCGTACCCAGAGCGCATTTCACGTCCCGCACGTTCCCACGCTTCCTCAGCGATCTCCGTGAAGTCCATATTAAATGCTGTAGTTCCCGATGTAGTCATATTATTACCTTAACGCATTTTAACAACTTTGCCACCACGAGCCATACCGTAGCCACGAATCTTACCACCCATGTTTTTCTTAACTGTACCGCCAGCCTTCATTTTCTTAACTTTACCGCCAGCCTTCATTTTACCTTTACCATCTGCAGCATAAAACGGAACTTTTTTACCGTCTTTACCTGTAACCATAGCTAGTCCACCATCTTTATAGGCTTTAACTTTACCACCGGCCATCATTTTTTTCTTAGGGGGTCTACCCATTGTGTTTCCGTATGTACCTTTACCTTGGGGCATATTTATTCCTTTACTATTTAAATTATGAACTTTTAACAACTCTTCCGCCACGAGCCATACCGTAGCCACGAATCTTACCTCTTCTAGAAACCCGTGGGCGTTTACCACTAATTGAAGACCGGTCGAGTGGGTTTCTAGTTTTAGGTGGTTTAGGTTTAGTGCGAGGTGTAACGGCTGGCGTATTACGCTGATTTGATGATGTAGCAGCAGCTCTAGGTTTAGCTTCATTTGTCGAAATAGACACAGATTCAGATTCATTTTTATACCCGTCTGCCTGTGCTACACGTTGGGGTTCATTTTTAGCTTCATTTTTAGCTTTAGCTTTAGCTTTAGCCGCTGCAGCTCTTCTTCGCCTAAGAACTTTATTACGCGCTTCATCAATACGTGCTTGTTTACGCGCTATCATAGCAGTACTACCACCCTGGGTTTCAAATGTCTGTTTGAATGCGTTATCCGCATCAGTTTTTGATAGAGCATAATAGTTTGAACGTGCCATTATATTTATACCTTTACTATTTAACTTTATTTACTACTTCAGCAATTCCACTTCCGTAAGCTTTTATTGATCCTACTGTTTGGATCATTAGCTGTCTTAGCGCTTGTGTTACGTTTCTTCATACCTTTCATGCGAGCACAGAAGGATTTACGTCTATTTGCAGCTTTGGAGCCTTTTTTTAGTTTGCTTGGTTTG